CGTATAATTCACGTTCTAGATAGTCAATTCTTTCTTGTTGCGACATTATAATATAGATAAATATAAAAATTTATAATATATTTATATATATAAATATGAATGGAAATCTCTCTATGAATAGTGGATTCGGTCGTCCCCTCGCCCGTCTAAATAAGAAAATCATAACTGTAGTTGCGAATCAGGAGGAGATTCAGAGCAATGAGATCCCCATCACGAATAAAATCGTCATACCCGCCAGCGACACCAGCAAGTTTCAGATTATTCCCGATGAAACAAAAGAGCGAGATATATTATATGTGACTGGTCCATCGGGTAGTGGAAAATCTACATTCGTGGTTGGTTATCTGAATGAATACAAGAAAAAATACAAGAAACGCCCGATTTTTGTCTTGTCGTCGCTCACGGAAGATGAAACCCTTGATAAGGTCAGCGGATTGAAGCGGATAAAAATGGACGAGCAGATGTACTTGAACCCCTTGAATGCGGAAATGTTTAATGAATGTTGTGTGGTGGCAGACGATATTGATGTCATCAGTGATAAAAAAATCCGTGATGCGGTGATTACGTTAGTCAATCAGATTTTGGAAATCGGGCGACACTTTAAAACGACTTTGATTCAGACGAACCATTTGGCGACAGATCGGGGTATGACGCGTCGGATTCTCAATGAGGCACATGCGATTGTATTCTTCCCTTTCAGTGGGTCGTCGCACGGCATCAAATATTTGTTGGAACAATATTGTGGATTGGAGAAGAAAACCTTTTCGCAAATCAGGAAAACCAATTCACGGTGGTGCTGTATCTACAAGAACTACCCGTGCGTAATTATGACGGAAAAAATGATGTTCCAACCGACATGTGAAGATGATTAAAGCGGGGACACCCCGCCGACCCCGATAAAAAAAGCAGTTTGCTTTTCTTTTTTTTTCTAACTATACATATTTATTGCGGGGACACCCCGCCAACCCCGACCTCAAGCGGAATTGACGCTTTATTGTTTCCACTCAAATCGGATACACGTACGGCACATCGGGCAAGGCACTTCGGCATCTTCGTCGCCATTAACTTTAAAATCTCGTTTCGCTTTTTCATCTACACCGATGAGGCAACTTATACACAGCGAATGCCCGCATTCCGTGATAGAGTTTGTCGGTTCATAGCATACACAGCATGTTTCGTCTTTGAGTTTTAACCCTTTCTTACCTTTGAACGTCTTGAGAAACAAGGAGCGATGTTCTGCTCGTGATTTCAATTTATCGTTCCTTTCTTTGCCGAGTCGGAACTCACCACACAAGACATCTAACCAAACCTGTTCTTCATCCATTAGCATGCTGATGTCGTTCTTCAATTTTTCAAACGTACGTTGTGTTGGATTGTTAGACCATGTGTCGGATTCGTATAATTTAATTTTATCACCTCTATCCGTACTGTGGTAACAGTCAAATGGATTGAGATCAACTTGTAAGCGATAACTAATTTCGCCAACACAGTTAATCCGTTTCTCACAATACACATTGACGGGAATCTTGCCGATGTACTCAATCGGCAACATTATCATTATTTCATCTCTTTTTTCTTTACATACGTCTAGTTGCTTCTTCAATTCTTCAAAATATATTTTCATTTCTGGCGTGATACACATGTGCGTGAAATTACCCGCAAGGTGGTCTTCTGCGGTCATCGGTAGTAATTCGGTATCACACTTCTTACAGATAATTCCAGTCACACTCATCTTCGTTTGCTTGTTTGTTGGTTAGTTACTCTATTCTACAAACCGAAATTTCATTTCAATTTTTTGTAAAATTAAAAGAAAATCCATATAATTTTTTTCAAAAAAATAATTAATTATTAATTATTAATTATTAATTATTAATAAATAAGGAAGAGACCTCCGTGAAAAAAGGACTTTACACACCTTTGATTTTTTCACACACCCTCCCTCAAATGTTTATTCGGTTCTACGCGATGCTTTTAATAAGCGCTTTGCGTTTTTTCAAATATTCTTTTCGTCTTACCGCTTCAGCAACCCCTTCATCACGGAGTTGGTCTGCTACATCAACTAATTGATTCATTTTTTCCATGATTGGAATTAATCTCGTGATATTCCATTCATCACGGTGAGCGATCAATTCTTCGTATAATTTCTCTCGCTCGGGCATTACATCTAATAGATATTTTTTTATATTTTCTACCTGATCCAGCAGGGGAACGGTTGGATTTTCATTTCTTCGCAAGGCATATACTGCTGCTTTTTGCCTCAAAGAATGTAACTCAATATCAAATGATTTTGGAATGTAATCACTAGTATCGTTGAAACATAATTTCCAGTACCACACAAGTCGCTCCTCATTCTTCTCTGCTATTATTTTAAACTTCGCCAGCAGTTCGTCAGCATTTATTTTCTTCTGGGTTTCAGTATTCATTTTCGTTTGCTTTGGTTTGCTTTGTTGGTTTGGGTGTTGTCCTCTCTTTGATTTGAAAAAGCAATTCAATTTTTTTACACTTCCCCTATAGATCTAGTGTATTTTTTTTTTGACTATGGATTCCTGATTTTCAGCGTTCTCGGCAATATTGATTCCACGCCTCCATTCCTTCATTGTCAATTATATTATATTTGTATTGATAAGGCGACGGTAATTTGTGAATCAGATAAAGTTGATGGATTTCTCTAGGTTCTCTTTCACCAATTTCCCACATACCGTCGCTGTAGGTTTCTTTATCTATTTTATTATAGATCCAGTACTTTTTTCCTTTATCTGTTATAAATAATTCTTTACCGCTGTTTCTATCAAACTCATCTCTTTCGGCATCAAACCTTTTCCGCAAAAGTTTAATTTCGCTGGCGACAATTTCTTCACGTTGTTGTTTGGTAATTCGGGGCATTTTGTTTGCTTGGTTGTTGGTTGTTGAGATGCTCTCTGGTAGGAAGCGGAAAAGCATTTCAATTTTATGAATTTCCCCCTAAAAATCCAGAATTTTTTTCAAAAAAAAATAATTATTTTTTTTGCTATACTTTTTTAAAAGTATAATATATAAACATGGTTGATATTCTCTCTATCTCTACATTAATAGTCGCTGGTTTAGGGGCACTTGGTGCTTTTATAGCAAACCTTCATCTACGTAAATGTAATATCTTCGGCGAGTGTATAGAATCCGATTGTAGCAAACGAACACCACCTACTACACCGAGCGAACCGAATGAGAATACAAGTATTGTATAATTTATATATAAATAAGACGTATTATTTTATATATAATTTAATAGAGGCGATCTTCCATACTTCCCATGTCAGAGGATCGTTTGCCACCCGACTGCCCCATACCAACTTTCTTTTTCAAAGCACCGATCGCAATATCCTTCAAAGCAGGGAGTGCTGCCATACCAGCGTCACCTAATTTGGAGGCGACACGTTTAAAGAAATCCCCGACTTTTCCGCCTCCGACCATGCGGATCGCATCGCTGTAGGCAATTGCCTTTCCACGAGACGCTTCCAGCACATCGGATTTGGTAAGGATTCCTAAATACGAGGAACTCACACCACGCTCCAGAGAAAACACACCAGAGTTCTGAACGATCACCATCAACTGGTAGTTGGAGGTCGTCACGGCGGTGTTGTTGAGAACTTCCATCGTAAATTGGAGATTGAAGTTCCCTAAACTGCCTGGCGCATAGTAGTCGTCCCGAAGTTCAATGTCCTTCCCGAACTCCAAACAGAGAATAGGACCGCACGTCTGAATAGTGGAAACACCATCGGCAGCAGTAGAAGGTAAGGTAGTTTCACCCGACCACTCCGCCCACGACATGTTAATAGAGTTCTCCACACTCATCCTCCACAGGTCCTGTCTCGTGGCACTTGAGAGGATGCCCGCCGCGTTGTTCCAATTTATTGAGATGCTATTGATAGGAAGAAAACTGTCGGCATCAGTATTCAATCGTTGATCTATCGCCCGCGAAACACAGATGTATAACTTATCAGGCACTTGATTCAACTGGAGCGAGGAAGACACGATACGAGAAGTCGCACCCGCCACAATCGGAGCAACGGAAGTCAAATAACGAGGAAGTTCGTAGTAGGGCAACACGTTGCGCGAAGGCAAAAGGTCAGACGGGTGAGGGGTCAAATACTGGAGCAACAGACGAGGTTCAATCGCACCGACGAAGGTGACGACTGGAGCAACGGTGTAGCGATCGGCGAGAACACCACCAAAGCGGACGACATTACCAACCGCCGACGACAAGTTATAGGTCGCATTAAAGTTCTGAATTCCGTACATTGCTTGACCTTCATCACCAGCAAACACGAAAGGCGAGAGCATACAGGGTTCAGTCACCTTAATGGTTAATGTGATGGTGCGCGAACCTGCGGCGACCGCTAAAAAGTTCGTGCCATTAGTGATTGAAATAGGCAAAGCACCACGAGGCAGAAGATCATTGTCGTAGGACTGCTCGGAGAAACTGCCAAAAGGTTTATTTTTAGCAGAGACGGGGATTTGCGAGTAGTTGCCATAGACATCAAACATCGTCGGGGTCATACCGTTGTAGCGTTGGAGATAACGCTTATCGTGAAGGCGAACCAACACGGCGAGGAGATCACGAGTGTTCTGCGAGATGGTGTTGTTGTTGATCGTCCATTGAGTAGAATTGACTAAAGCATGGAAAGGAAACGGCGAAAAACCATCTACACCTCCATAGTTAAAGACATACCCCGAACCTTCAACATCAGCATCAACGGAAACAGGCGTAGCAGTGATGGAGAAATTGAGAGTGGTTTCAATCAGCGCCTGACGAGCGACGAGAGTTTCTTGTGACGGGACTTGTACGTTGAATACGATGTTAGATTTAAAACCAGTATCACCACCCGACCCGATGGCGTTGTATTGTGCGGCAGTGACGTTCGCACCTCCTTTGATGACGGCGTAGCGAACTTGGTCTGTAACCATCAAGCGGTCATCCTTACAGAGAACTTTCACGAAATCTTGGGTACTCATGTTTATAATATACCAAAAGATATTAATTTCAAAATAATTTTGTAATTAACTTGAAACTTCCTAAATTGGTGGATATATCCCCCAAACCCCCTTTATTCATCAATAACCCTCGTAATAAACTTGTCTAAATTCTTTCCCTTCGCCCTTTTTAGCGTTTCCCTTTTGAACGATTTTAGATCGCCCTTGTACTTTTTTACATGGATAAGAAACGCTGTCGCCCAACGACCGCAGGTTGCTACATCAGTGTCATTTTTGGATTGATAGGGATAGTCATTAAAATAAACGGGCATTTTAGTGATCCTAAACATATCCACCAAAGTCGGTTTATCTTGCCCTAATTCAACATTCTTTTCAGGAGTATTCCAAGTCAGGGGAAATCCAACAGGGTTGCCGTATGAATCAAAATACAGAAATGCTTTTTCGCCTCTGACTAAAGCAACCCAATGCCCCGAGTTTAGGGAACTCTCGTAAAGAATATAGGCAAAATCCCCTGTCTTGGTTAAGAATTCCTCTGCGGGAATACCACGTGGTAATTCGCTATACTTTACAATTTTGGCGTGCGGGAAGTATTCGTGTAGGTCGGCATCGCTCATCGCATCATACACGCCACCATCAGACCCGCCTTCTAAAGAGCGGGGACACCCCGCCGACCCCCCTTCCATTTCTCTTGCCTTCATATACAGCAATCGCATTTGCTTGGTCGCCATCGCTTTGGAGATGCCTTTCGGAGAGAAATTATGATGTGTAATCCGATTAATCACGCTAAACTTTCCATTTGGCATTTTAATAATTTGGTAGGGCATTCTTTTATATTTAGAAGTATATTAAAAATAATAATATATTTCTAATATATAAATATGTCTTCTACTCCCGATCACGTCTATCTGGATTTGAGTACCGTCAATAATGATATATTAGGCACAGATAATCGCCCGCTAAATTTTACAGAATCAAGAACAAATCCGATTATTGATAACCCTTCCAATTATTACATGAGCGTTATACGGTTTGAAGTAGATACGCCTGCTTCCTCGTTGCCGATTTTCATTCCGAAATTGCTGATTGACGGCGAAAATCGTGATAAAAATAAGACAGCATATTCCATCACAATGGCGCGACCTAATTTGGAGACAGGATTGTTAGATGACGTGGTGAAACGCTATGTAGAATGGTCGCCCCAAGAAAAAATAGCATCACTGCCGAACAACCAGTTTTCCAACACGGGTATTC